GAAGCCGAAATAGATTCGTCGCTCGGTTATATCGAGACAGAGACGACAGAAGACCGCCGTAAGTCCCTTGATTACTACAATCGTCAGCCATACGGCAACGAGGTAGAGGGGCGCTCTACTATCGTGACAGGCGAGGTTGCTGAGTCTATTGACGGTGCGCTGCCTGCTCTGCTCCGAGTCTTTACACAGTCTGACGATGTGGTGCGCTTTGAGCCTTCTGGCCCTGGCGACGAAGAGAAGTGCAAGCAAGCGACCGAATACTGCAATTGGGTGATGATGCGTGACAACCCAGGCGTGACCATCATGCACAACTGGTTCAAGGACGCACTCCTACAGAAAGTGGGAACGGTCAAGGTTTACTGGGACGAAAAGGAAGAGGTCAACACCGAATCCTACAAAGACCTCTCCGAAGAAGAACTGGCAATGCTCCTGAGTGACGATCAGTATGAAATCGTCAGCCAAGAGGAAAGACAGATTGGGGAAGTCCCGCCACCTCCAGAAGAAATGATGATGGCTCAGCAGACTGGCGTTATGCCTATGATGCAACCCATCTTTGCCTACGATGTAAAGGTTAAGAAGAAAAGCAAGAAGGGCCGGGTTGTTATTGAGAATGTCCCGCCCGAGGAGTTCATCATCTCCAAGAAGGCTAGGACGGTAGCAGATGCGCCCTTCTGTGCCCACAGGAAGCTCTCGACTCGTTCAGAACTCATCGCTATGGGATTCGACCGAGACACGATTGATGCCCTGCCGACCTATGATGACCTGACCTACACCCCTGAGCGGGTGGCCCGTTATTCACAGGGTGAGCAGCCTACAGAGCGCCAGTCATTCGATATGTCTATGCAAGAGGTAGAGACATTCGAGTGCTTCATGCGTGTGGACTTTGATGACGACGGTATCGCTGAACTCCGTAGGGTTTTCTACGCAGGCAACGAGATTCTGGTCAACGAGGAAATTGACTATGTTCCGTTTGCCTCTGTCTGCCCGATTCCGATGCCGCACAAGTTCTTTGGTCACTCGCTGGCCGACAGAACCATGGACTTGCAACTTATCAAGTCTACGATTACCCGCCAGATTCTCGATAACCTGTACCTGACGAACAACGCTAGGATTGCTGCTGTTGAGGGTCAGGTGAACTTGGATGACCTTCTTACTGTCACTCCTGGTGGGATCGTCCGTGTTAAGAATCCTAATGCTTTAGTGCCCATCTCTGTGCCCCCTGTGGCGTCCCAGTCGTTCCCGATGCTCCAGTACCTTGACTCGGTTCAGGAGAAGCGCACAGGCGTTTCTATGGCCTCTCAGGGGCTAGACCCTAACATCTTGCAGAACACGACTGCTACGGCGGTTGCGGCAATGCAAAACGCTGGTGCGGCGAAAGTAGAGTTAATCGCCCGTATCTTTGCGGAGGGTGGCGTTACAGACCTGTTTAAGAACATCCTCCACCTGCTCTGTAAGTATCAGGACAAACCACGGGTGATTCGTCTGCGTGGCAAGTATGTCGCCATTGACCCCCGTGAGTGGGATTCAAGTTACGACTGTTCGGTAAATGTAGGCTTGGGTACTGGCAACCGCCAGGAGCAAATGGCTATGCTTGCCATGGTTCTTCAGAAACAGGAGCAGATCATTGGAACGCAAGGAGTTAGTGGCCCTCTGGTTGGCTTGGCACAATATCGAGCCACACTTGGCCGATTCATCGAAAGCTCTGGTTTTAAGGACTCCACAGAGTTCTTTAGGGAAGTTACTCCCGAGGTCGAGCAACAGATTGCTCAGGCGTCCTCGCAGCCGCAGCAAGACCCAAATATGCAGGCAATAATGGCTCAGGTTCAGGCTCAGATTCAAGCCGACCAAGCCCGTGCCCAGTCCGATATTCAGGTTCAGCAGGCAAAAGCAGAGGCAGATATTGCACTCCAGCGTGAGAAGGCCGCAGCGTCTATCCAGTTGGAGCGAGAGAAAGCCGCTGCCCAGTTAGAATTGAAAGTGGCAGAGTTCCAGGCAGAAGCCCAACTCAAAGCCGCCAAGATAGGAGCAGAGATAACTGGAAATGTCCAAATCCCCGGATAACTACCCAGAGAGGGCTCAACGCCTTCTTACTGACGACTTCTTCCTCGATGTTGTGAAAAGACAACGGGAGGCGTATATTTCTCTAATACTTAACAGTCTTGATACAGATGTGGATGTTCGGGAACGAGCGTTGCTGAAGTACAAGGCTGTTGAGGAGTTTGTTGCGTCAATCCAATCAATTGCTGATGATCGGACAATTGAGAAGAAACGCTTTCGCATTTTTTAACTTTGTAAGGAGTCACAATGGACACCAACCCAGCAGGGAGTGCCAAATCCGTAACTGAAGCGGCTAGTGCTTTTATGGGTCTCATGGGTGGCGAGGAGGCGACAGCCCAACCTCAAGCTCAGGCTGACCAAGAACCTCAAGAGATTATTGACGAGGTTATTGGTCAGGAGGAGATTCAGGAAGAACTAGCAGAGGATGACCAAGAAGTTTACGAAGAGCCAGAAACCCCCACCTACAAAGTAAAGGTAGGCAAGGAGGAAGTAGAGGTTCCGCTCGATGAACTGCTTAAGGGTTATTCACGAACCGCTGATTACACCAAGAAGACTCAAGAGGTCGCTGAGGCTCGCAAGGTAGTAGAAGCAGAGCGCCAGAAGATTGAAGAGGCTTCAAGACTCCGAGACCAGTATGCCGAGCGGCTCGGTGTGATTGAGCAAATGCTTACTCAGACCGAAAAGGCAGAGGATTTGTCTGCTCTGAAGGAAACTGACCCGATTGGCTATGCCGTGAGGGTCGCAGAACAGGCAGAACGAGAGAAGCAACTAGCGGCAGTTCGTGCTGAACGCCAGAGGCTTGCCCAGCAACAACAGACAGAACAGAGCGAGAGGCTACAGGCCCACCTTGCTACTGAGGCTGCTAGGTTGCGTGACGCAATCCCTGAGATGGCAGACGAAACCCGTGGTGAAGTTGTGCGTCGTGATATTCGTGAGTTCGCCAAATCCATTGGTTTTTCCGATCAAGAGTTGGCTCAGGTATACGACTCTCGTGCAGTCTTGGCTCTATACAAGGCTATGCAGTACGACAAGCTACAGAAGGGCAAACCGCAAGTGACTAAGAAAGTCCAGCAGGCCCCGAAGATGCTACGCCCAGGAACATCTACGCCCGAGAGCGCAGATATGACCGAGGCTAAAAAACTCAAGGCGAAGTTGCGTCAGAGTGGAAGTAAGTCTGATGCGGCTCGTATTTTCGAACGATTTTTATAAAGGAATTGCAAAATGGCTGACGCTATTTATACCCGCCACAGTGCCGTTGGCGCTCGTGAAGACCTCATCGATGTCATCTATGACATCTCCCCCCAGGACACCCCCATCATGTCCTCGATTGGTAAAACCAAGGCTACGGCCGTTTACCACGAGTGGCAGACGGACTCCCTGGCCGCTGCGACCGTTAGCAACGCACAAGTTGAAGGTGCTGACGCTGACGCCGTGACCCTCTCGCCCACGACCCGTGTTGGTAACTACACCCAGATCGTTGCCAAGACGATCAAAGTGTCCAACACCCTTGAGGCTATCGACAAGGCTGGCCGTAAGTCTGAGAAGGCTTATCAGCTTGCCAAGGCTTCTGCCGAACTCAAGCGTGACATCGAGACCATCATCACGGCTAACCAGGCTGCTTCTGCTGGTTCCGCTGGTGCTGCTCGCAAGATGGGTTCGCTGCTGTCCTGGATCAAGACCAACACCAACAAAGGTGCTGGTACTACCGTTGCCGGTGTTGATCCCACGACTTCTGGCGTGTCTGTCCGTACCGACGCCGACACGACCCGTACCTTCACGGAGACCATCCTGAAGGATGTCGTGCAGCAAATCTTTACCGAAGGTGGCACTCCTACCGCCATGTTTGTTGGCCCCGCCCTCAAGCAGACGGTTTCCTCCTTCACCGGTATCGCTGCCCAGCGTTTCGTCACGGAAGCCAAGCCCACGACCATCATCTCTGCTGCTGATGCGTATCTGAGCGACTTTGGTCTGATCCAAGTCGTCCCGAACCGCTTTATGCGTAGCCGTGATGCTCTGATCCTTGATCCTGAGTACGCTGCTCTGGCTTACCTGCGTCCGTTTGTGACCAACGAGCTTGCTCGTACGGGTGACGCTGAGAAGACTCAAGTTATTGCTGAGTTGACTCTGCAAGTGTCGAATGAGGCCGCCCATGGCGGTGCGTTTGACCTCAACGCCGCTTGATAAGTAAGTAACTAAGTGGTAGAGTGGGGGTGGGCAACTGCCCCCACTTTTTATACATGATCGCTTACCTAATGGGTGGCCTGGGCAATCAAATGTTCCAGTACGCCGCCGGACTAGCAGTAGCAAAGAGACTGGGTGAGAGCCTAGAACTCAACACTACCTTTTATGACTCTCACAAGGGTCGTGAATATCAACTGTTTCACTTTCCAATTTCATCGAGGGTAACCGACGAGTTCGCCCCTCAAATCAACGAGGTTGGGTTTCCGTATCAGGAGATCAACCAATCAGGAATGATGGTCGGATACTGGCAGAGCGAAAAGTATTTCGCAGGCATCTCTGACCAGATTCGAGAAGAGTTTGCCTTGCCCACAGCAGAGTTGGGTAGAGTCGCTGTCCATGTAAGACGAGGCGATTATCTACAACTTCCGCAGGTGTTCCACACACTTGATGTAGACTACTACGAGGAAGCCAGAAAGCACTTCCCAAATGCTGAGTTTTTAGCGTTCTCTGAAGATACCAGATGGGTGAAAGAGAACCTGCCTTGGGCTGATTTGATAGAGGGTAATCCTCCCATTGTAGACATGGCATTGATGGCCAGTTGCGACGGGATTATCATGGCAAACAGTAGTTTTTCTTGGTGGGCAGCGTGGCTAGGTAACAAGAAAGTAGTGGCCCCGTCTAAGTGGTTTACTT